GATGAGTATCGTTGTGAACATGGACATCTTTCTCGAGGACGTAAGACAAATACACCAATAGGAGGTAAGCGTACATTACATGTTTCACTACCTAAATAATTTATTAACTTTGCAGTATGACCGGAAATGAATTAGTATACCAAATCTATGAAGAATTAAATATTAATTCTGATGATACTACAGTTGACGAGCGTTTGATTATTCAATTAATTAACCAGCAAAGATCTCTGTGGGTTACTAATGAGTACAACAAAATTGGAACATTAATAGATTCTAAGTTATTACAAGACTTACCTATTACGGTTACTGAAAGAGTAGATACAATTCTACCTTCTGACGGTACAGGTTTCGGTTTTACTGGACAAGGACATTTTATTAGAACTACACTCGAGATTCCTAGAGCAGTAGAAACTAAACGTAGATTATTATACACAAGAGTAGGGCCACCGGATGTACAGGGGTTAGAATATCCGGTGATTCCTTTCTCTCAATTGAACTATGCAGGTAATGGTCGATTTAATAAGCATGTTACTCATGCATTTCATTATGATGATCGTTTATACCTCACATCGAATTCTAACGATTTCGAGTATATTAAAGGAATACACATACGAGGGGTATTCGAAGATCCTGTTGAGGCCGCTAGTTTTAATCTTCCAGCGAGTGAGTGCTGGACTATGGAGAATGAGTATCCGTTGTCTGAGCGTTTATTTAACTTTATTAGACCGCAAGTGATTCAACAATTAGTCACTCGTATGCAAATGCCTTCTGATGATACTAATGATGCTGCAGATAAGTCTGACCCTGGAGCAGCTCCTCAGCAACGTAGCCAAAGTAGACAACAATGACCGCAGACTATAGAGTAAAAGATATTTATAAAGAAGAAGACACAGGAATAGATTATAAAACATTCAGTGCTTTTATTACCGAGTGTAACGCAGCACTAATGAGAGCAATGATTCTAGAAAACTTAGTTCTTAAGTTACCTTCGATGGGATCACTGCAGATAAAAAAGTTTAAGCCTTCCTTACTAGATGAAGAAGGTAACATAAATAAGAAAGCAATGAAAGTTGATTTCGGAGAAACTCGTAAGCTTTGGGCCCAGAAGTATCCTGGATTAACTATGGAGGAAATTAAAAAGATTGAAGATAGACCAATTGTTTATTACACTAATAAGCATTCAGATGGTTATATCTATAAAATATACTGGGATACACTTACAACTAACTTACCAGGGAAAAGTTGTTACAAGTTTAGACCCGCTAGAAGCCATGGAAGGTTCTTAGCATCGTGTGCTAAAAACTCTAAGTTGAATATAGATTTTTACGAAAAAAGTTATGCATAACGGGAAATACATATCGGTTAAACGAGTACTTGAAAATGTTCACAGAAATTTTAATATTGCTGATGAAATTAATTTCCATGATGCTTTAGAATGGATCGGTGCTTTAATAGCACATGCTGACTCTCCGTTTACGTTAGACAAACATATTAAAGTAATTCAAATAGAAGACGGTCGAGGTAAACTACCTTGTGACTTACACTCTATTATCCAGTCAGCTAAAAGATCTTCTTCCACTAATGGCGGATCCGCTTTAGGTGCAGCTCCTTCTTTTTTCTTTATGGAAAATGATGTAGTAGCTGAAGGAGAACCTTACTACCCTGATACTTCAGAAGTTTATGTGGAGCTTAGTAATGATAGTACTTCCTATAACCTTGAGCCAATGTTCTATTCCGGAGATACTCATCTAATGCGATACCATTGCTTAGACTTAGATTTTCGTAATGGAGAAACTTGTGGTAATACCTACACATTAAACAACAATTATATTTTTACAAACTTCGAAGAAGGCTTTGTAGAAATGGCTTACTTAAGAATTCCTCTAGACGAAGAAGGCTACCCTCAGATTCCGGATAATGAATCGTGGATAAAAGCATGTGAGTACGAGCTTGCTTACCGTGTTTTAATGCGTGCTGCTTTCAGTGGTGATCAACAACCTCGTATGCTAGAAAGAATCGAACGAGATAAAGAATGGTATTTTGCACAAGCAGTTAATACTAGTAAGATGCCGATTCCGGATCAAGCTGCTACTTGGCAGAACTATGCTCTGAATTCTATTAAATCTCCGTCTAATCATTCTACTTTCTTTAAGCATATTCACGAACCAGGTGGATTTAAAAATATTCGTAAGTAATGCCACAACCTAGAGAAGCATATAATCAGTATGGTGGACTAGATCAAGATATGAACGCCAAAGATCCTAAAAGGGATCAGTTCTACTTTGATGCTCAAAATATTACTATTGTCTTTAACCGAGAGTTATCTCGTAATATTATATCTAATGAGCGTGGTAACAAGTTAATGATGAGCTTACCAAATGTTTTATTAAACAGTAATCCTACTATTTTAGTTAATGCCACTGCTACAAGTTATGCAGAAGCAGTCGGTGATTTTAACAGTGGTAATGATGATCATATTCAACGTTTATTACCTGGCAGTCAATTTGATACTTCTTGGTATTCTGGAACTCCAGCTATTACTTCTCAAACAATACTAGGAGGATCATTTATTAAAGATGATATTTATGTAATTTCAACCGACACAGCAGGAGCAGGACATTTATTTGTTTGGAAAATAAACTATGATACAGACTTTACTACAGTAGTGTCTTTAGTGTATTTTGGGCCCACTGCTAATATGAGTGATGCGAATCTTATCACAAAGATCTTTGGACTTTATGAAAGTGAAACTGTTCAAAAATTATACTGGGTAGACAACGGGCAAAACCAGATGCGTATCTTAAATGTTGCGGGAAGTAATTTACTAAACCTTCCTGTAAAGACTATTGATGCCACACCAGCTTGGGATTTTATTACTCCTGAAGTTACTATTACAGATGGAGGAGGCGGCGAATGGAGCGTAGGAGCAGGTACAGTTCAGTATGGTTATAGATTATATACTAAACATGGCCCAGCTACTAGAATGTCTCCATTATCATTACCAGCAGCAATTACGAAAGACAATCATGGTGTGCCATCAGGTGAAAAAGGTACGTGTGTGTTCACTTTAGAAATGTCAAGTATCGATCAAGCTTTTGAATACATTGAAGTTTATCGATTCACTCGTGATGATGCAGTAGCTCGAAATACAACTGCTCACATTATCTATGAAGGATTAATTGAAAGTAGTTCTTTTAAACTTAAAGACCGAGGAGATTTTACAAACATTGCTTTAGAAGGCGATATTGAAAATTTACTTACTACTCCAGGTGGCCCGTACTTTCCAAAGACTTTAGAGTTTAAAGATAATAGAGTGTTTATAGGAAATGTGTCTACGCAAGCTGTCACTTTTGATTATGATGCTCGAGCTTACCAGTTTATTGCAGCAGGAGAGGTTCAACTAGTCGATGCTAATGGAAGTAACGAATACCTTATTGATATTTCTGATCCTACGAAACAGTATCCTACTGATGAAACACTAGATACAATTAATGCTGGCTTATATACTGACCCTAAAGATGCTACGTACCAATTAAATAAGTTTCAGAGTAATGGAACTACACTAGGAGCTGAAGGACTTAATGTTTCTATTAACTATAGTGTACAAGATATTGCAACAGATAACTTTAAAGCTGGGCATAAAATAAAAGATGCTGGTTACAAACGTGGAGAGATCTACAGATTCGGAGTTCAGTTTTTTGATAAATGGGGAAATGCTTTATTTGTAAAATGGATAGGAGATATTCGTATGCCAGTATTACAAAACATGATCTCTTTATCGTTAGACTTATACGATGGATCAAATATGAAAAATTTGTATCCTCGTTTTACATTTGACAACTTAGATACTCTTCCTGATAATGTCTACAGTTTTCGAATAGTTAGAGCAGAAACTAATCATGAGAACAGATACATCAAATCTCAAGGAATACTAAACCCTACATTTTATTTGTATTCTGGAGCAGGTAACGAAGATTATAGAAAAACATATATGCCAATGTATATGTTACGTCACATAATAAATGGTAGTGCACAAGATGCAGGTAATTGGTTAAAAACTGATTTAAGAGCTACTGCACAAAACACAGAACTAGGTGGAAGTAACACAGGAGAAGCTTTAATAAACCGAGATTTTTTAAATTTTTATTGTCCTGAAAGAAGCTATGCAAGTAGTTTATTATCTGCTACTGATACTGATAGTATTCATGTTATTGCCGGAGCTCGAATAAGTGCAACTGGTTATTTTAAAAGTGCTCTTGACGATGATTCTGGAAGTTATATAGCGTTAGCAGACTGGACAGACCTTTTTAATGCAGATGAACCCTACTCTAGTACGGCTAGTAGCTGGTTCGATGCTTTTGCTTATGCACATGCCGGAGTAGAACGTTATCATTGGGTATTAAATCAAGGTGCTTCTAATGTAGGAACTGGTACAGGCTTAAGTCCCTCTGATGTATTTTTTCCTGCTTATGAAATTGCAGCTACTTCTGCTACTAGTGGAACTACTCCTTCTATTTTTGCAGGTACCCAATACCGAAATTATATATATGCTCCTGGAGCATTTTCTGCTAGTCCTGCAGACTTATTAATACTACGAGCTAATTCTACTAATGGTTATTTATTAGATTGCAGAGGAGACTTTGTTACTGAAGTAACAGGTAACCAAGCAGTAATTATTGCAGCTGACACAAGAGAACATTATGTTGTAGCTCAAATTTGGAATGACATTTCTAATATTACTTACTACGGAGGTAACGGATATTTAAACCGTCAAAATACAGCTTATATAGCTTGTAGCGAAACTCAAGAAATTGGAGCAAGTACACAAGTTATTAATATGCGAGCTTACAATGGAGATTGTTTTCCAGCATTATATAAGTTCTTACTTATGGATTACGATGTTGTAAATAACAGTTCCGGAGATCCTCTTAATTTTGATCCTGAATTTTTAACTCATACTGATTATAGTACCCCGGTCTATACTAATCCAGGAACGACAGATATATCAGGGTCTGTAACAAATATTCAATCTTCAAAAACATTTGTAGAAATTCCTATTGAGTCTTATATTAACTTAGCTTTAGTTTCTGGAGAAAATAAGTTTGAACAACATAAAACTCCTACTGAAACTAAAGAATTAATCCCTCCATATAATAATGTTTATCATACTCAGGATAATTTTCTCAAGTATTATGTAAAACCTTTTAGTTTTACTGAAATTGATAACAACGGTATTTTAACAAGATACTCAGATACAAATGTCAATAACTCTTACATTGACGGACATGCTATCTTTCGTGCCGGCAATCAATCAACAGTAGATGCTTTATTTGGAAACATCACAGCGTTTCATATTTTCAATGACACGTTATTTGTGGTTCAAGAATACGGTTCAGGTTACTGGTCTGTTTCCCCTAATGCTACAGTTTCCACTGCAGCGGGTCAACAAACAAGTTTAGGTCGAGGAGATATTCTTCATAACTATACTATTGTTTCTGATAAGTATGGATCACGTTATCCTTTTGGATCAATTGTCGGAGCTAAGGGTGTATATGTACTAGATTACAGTAAGAAGAAGTTTTTAAGAATTAGTCAAAATGATGATCCTGTTTCAGATTACAAAGGAATTCATAGCTTACTATTAAAGCTTCCAAAGACTATTGAGGATGACTTATATAATAACGGAACCGGTGTTCGATTAGGGTACGATCCTTTGACTTATAACGTCTATATTTCAATACTTCATGACGGTACTGGAGGATTAATTGATGGTGGTTCCGGTACTCCAGCTCCTTTTGAATCAGATAATCCAGTATCATAATGGCAACTTTATCTTCATCTACTAACATAACAATCAGTTTTAATGAAATTACTGAAAGCTTTGTATCTAGACATAGCTATCGTCCAGTTATTATGTTCTCTGATAGTTATAACTTTTTTGCAACAGGGCCTGCAAGATTCAGATTATATGTTCAAAATAGAGGAGAATATGGTTCTTACTTTGGAGCAACTAATTCTTCTTACGTTACATTGATCTATAACCAACAGCCTCAAGTAAATAAAAATTTCTATACATTTGGTTATAAACTAGAAGCAAGTAACTTAGCTGGGGAAAATGTAGAAAATGTAAATTTCGATACTTACGAAGCATGGAATGAGTATCAGACTACAGGTAGTATTAATTTAGCTATCGATTCTAGAAGAACTAATCAGCATATGAGAATGTGGAGAACACAGTTTGCTCGAGATGTAAACTCTAGAAGAACTTTACAACGTATGTGCAATGAGTATGTTTACTTAAAACTTACTTATAATAATGATCCAGTTGGAGATGATTTTCTTCAATTTAAACTTTATCCTTGCATGTATACATATAATTTCGTAAATTACTAACTTTGTAACATGGGACTATTAAACAGAAAAGGCGGAGGTAAGACTAAACTAGGTCGAAGAATTTCAGAAACTGGTAGAAAAGTTAAAGAAAATAAAAACGGTTACCGTAAAGATTTAGCATCTGATTTAGCGATGAATACAGTTTCGGCTGGAATAACTTCCACTGGTCTCGGAGCTGTTGTCGGAAATGTTACCGGTAAAGACTTTGATGACTTAGTTGGTTACGAACAAAAAACGGATGTAGGAAGAGGTATAGATAAAATTTCTGATACTGCTGTAGGTATACGAAGTGCTGTAGCCCCTCAAATAGCTGGCATGGCTGCAACAATAGCTACTGGTAATCCTCAAGCTGGTCAAGCTGTTTCTGGAGCTTACACTGCTGGTCAAGATATATACAGTTCTATCGATGGTCGTGAATCTGATGTAGATCAAGATCAAATGGAAGCTATAGGTGGAGTATCACAAGGTGTTTTTAATATGGCCAACAGTTCTGTTGGAGGAATGGGAGGAATGAAATACGGGGGTAAACTAAGCTACGCAGACGGAGGACAACTTACAAACTTTGATGCAGGAGGAACTCACGAAGCTAATCCTAACGGAGGTATAGCTCAAGGGCCTAATGCTAACGTTGAAGAAGGTGAAACTAAAATAAAAGCCAAAGATTATATTTTCTCTGACCGTATAGTTGCTCCTAAAGGGTTACTTCAAGCTTTAAAACTTGATAATAAGAAGTATCACAAGAAAACTTTTGCTGATATTTCTAAAGCTATTGAAAAGAAATACGATCCTACTGGACAACGTAAAGAAGATAGTGTGGTTCAATCTGGAATTGAGCAAGAACTTAATAAACTAATGGAAGGTCAAGAGCTTTACAAAGGTAAGATGAGTCAGATTAATGAAGCTTTTGATGCGGTAGAAATGGCTATGGGAGGTAAATTAAACTATGCCGGCGGAGGAGATATGGAGTTTAGTGTGAATCCTATGCAAGTAATGAATGGAGCAAATGCTGCAGCGTCTATGCTAGGTTCTCAAAGGATGATTCGAGATCTTAAAAAGAATAAGCCTACTCCTAAAGATCTTAAAATGTTTGATAATAATAGTAAAATCCGTAATCCTAAAATTGATTACCGATCTATTTTTCGAGCAAACGAAAATGCTGAGGGAAGAGCTCGTAGATCTATTGGACAAAATGCTACTGATGCTGGAGATATACTTTCGAGTAACATTGCTCTTAATCAAGGAACTCAGAAACAAAATGCTGAAGCTTATACTAAAACTCAAGAGGCACAAGCCGGTATCGATATGAATGTGGATCAAGTACGATCTAATCAAGAAGCCAACAATCTAACTAGAAGTATGGCTCTTCAAGATTGGAACGATAAAGATATGAATGTTTGGTTAAACACATTAGCTGAAACTCGTAACCAACGTACTAATAATACGATGCAGAGTACAATAAACGCTAATCGAATTAATCAAGGTGAGCAAATTGATAATAGTGGAAACTGGACTTTCACTAAAAAGAAAAAAGATAATAGTCAAGAACTGACTAATTCTCAACAAGCTCCTAACACTATTATGCCATTACAAGAAGCTCCTAACACTACTATGCCAAGTGAGTTTGCTAACATGTCTGGTACCGGTTTAGAAGGAGCTCCTAACACTATTATGCCTAATCAAACTCCGCAAATTTATGGATCTAATAGTAGAGATATGCCATCAGAATTTGCTAATATGTTTGGTACTGGTTTAGAAGGAGCTCCTGATACAATTATGCCAAGTAAGTTTGCTAACGGTAGGAGCTGGACTTTTACTAAAAAGAAAAAAGGATAATTATGAGTTTTGGAAGATACACCAACATAAGAATACAGCCTACGACTCCTGAAGTAACTCTTCAAGAAGCTACTGCTTTGCCTCTACAACGTCAAAGACGTAGAGACACAATGAATGAGTTACTAGCCGGTTTAGACACAGATGTTAATAGAACTGAACAAGATGATCCGTTTGTGCAAGAGGATATTTCCCAATTTTCGAAACAAACAGAAGAGGTAGCTAATCAAATTGCAAGTAATCCTAATGATCCTAACTTATCTCGTAACTTATTTAAGTTACAGAAAGATATTAATTCGTGGAAAACAACAGGAAGAGGGTTTAGAGCTCAAGAAGCTTTTAATCAATTTGATAATGCAAAAGCAAGTTATTTAACTAATTCAATGCAGTCTGGTTTTAGTAGAGAACAAGCAGAAAATAAATGGGGAGAAGAGCAAGATAAACTTAAAGCTGAAGGTAAGTGGGGATCTATAGGAAAAGATGGGGAGCAGTTAGACTATAAGGGTAATTTAGTATTTAATATTCCTAAAGGAGTTGATTTAAATACTTACGTACGTGATACATTTAAAGAAGCTACTGGACATATTTTAAATGAAGATGGGGGAAGCCGAATTACTAATGTCGGAGGTATGCTTAAAATTGTTGATTACAAAGATTTAACTGATAATAATATTAAAAGTTTAGAAGCTGCAATTTCATATGTGAATGCAGAATTAACAGATCCAGGAAGTGAGCTTAATAAATCTATGGCATACAAAGGAGAAAATGCTAATCAGTTGATGATGAGAGCTCAAGCTATGGTCGGTATGAAGACTACAAAAAAAGAAAGTAATACTAGTAGTACTCGTTTTCATAACACTCCTGAAGCAATTCCTACTAAAAAAGATATTTTAGATGAGACTACTTTGAGAGTTGAAGATGGAGCCCAGATGAATCCATTTGATCCTGCTGAGCCATCACTAATTGGGTTAACTACTGAAGAAAGATTAGACAAGTATTATGATGCTGTTGGACTCACTGAAGAACAAAAGCTCAAAATGAAAAATATGGAAAAGCAGAGTTTCTTTAAAAAGATAGGAAACGATGTAGCTTCTTTAGCTAACTTAACAGAAATGTTATACTGGAATGTTGAATCAGATAAAGCTTCATATACTAGAGATGTTAAAATAAATGATTTACAAACGAAGATTAAAGATCGTTATAAAGAATCTCTTACACCTGCTGAAATGAAGGGCTTAGAAAAAAGTGTAGGCTTTGTAAAACATGGTGAAAATTTAAACTCTCAGTTTTACTCATCTGAAGAAATTAACAATGTGATAGATAATCTTCAAACATACTATGGTGAAGCTTATAGTAAAGAAGATTTAAAAAATATGTATAATAATAATAAAGCATCTTTTAATAATCTTATTCTTGAAGAAATGAAAGATAAAGCTACTATACATAATAATACATATCGAGAGTGGGGGACAAGTCCGGCTTCGTTAAGAGATCGAGCTGCGGAGCAAAATAAATATACTTTAGGTAGTTTAGATATGCCTACTAAATGGTATACTCCTTCTGGACAAGAAACCACATCTGACAAAGTTATGGACTCAGGCGATTGGACAAATAAATCTATTACTGTTACAGGTTTTTCAGGAGTAGGTAATCCTACACACTCTGCCTACGCTACAAGAATTGTGGTATCTGATAAAACAACAGGAGCTCAAAGTACATACTATACCGGAGATAATAGATTAGCTGATGGTATAGAGACAAGAGTACATTCAGCTGCGTCTAAAATTAGAAAAAGTCCTAGAAATTCTGGAGAGTTAAATGAATTACTTCCAGATAGTGCTCCTTCTAACGCTAAAGTTGGTTACGAAAGAACCGTTGAAGGGTATAAATTTTACACATCTGATCCAATTACGGGTCGTAGATATGTTCAATCTGAAGGGAAAATTAAGTACTTCCAAGACCCATTAGAGTATTTAAACATCTATTTAAATTAATTCTGTATTTTTGTAGCAAAGCGAGAGATATATTATGGCAGAAGATCCAAAATTAGGAGACTGGAAAGCCTTCCAAGATTCTTTAGATGCGAATGCAAATGCAAATGCACCCTCTGATTCCTATAACAATGATAGAAAAAATGCATTAAGTTTTTCTATTAACTCTGGTATTGAAAATGCTCCTGAACCTGAGTATGATAAAGGATACCAACCAGGAATGAACATTGAATCTTTACGAAGAGGAAATCAAACTCAATGGGATGTTTTTTCTAATGCCATGACTAATGTTGCTACTGCTGTGCCTATCGAAATGGCTGAAACAGCTGGTTACTTTTTAGAGCAACTATTTGAAAACAATGAGAACGAATACTTAGAAGGACAGAACTCTTTTTCAACTGCTTTAAGAGAAAAGAAAGAAGCTATCCAAGCAGGTAACCCTATCTACGCTACAGAAGAAGAACAATACTTTAATCCTTTTGATGCTATGTCTTGGGCAGTTAATGCTCCTTCAATTGGTTCTACTCTATCACTAATGTTACCTGGTTTAGGTGCAGGTATGGCTGGAGCTAAGATAGCTGGAGGAATAGCTAAAGGGCTTCAGTTAGGAGCTAAAGCTATGCAAGCTGCAAGTGCTACTGGACAACTAGTAGCTGCAACTACAACTTCTAGGTACATGGAAAACATGCTAGAAGGATACGGAACGTTTCAAGAATCTTTATCAGCTGGCTTACTAGACCAAGGAGTTAAGGCTGATGAAGTAGCCAACTTAACAACTTTACTAGCTCAGAATCCTGAGCAAGCTATGAGTGGCCCGTACGCAGAAGCATACATGCAAGCTGCAGATAACGCTGCTAAAACTGTTCGTTGGAACTGGGGAGCAGCTATTCAAGATGCTGTACAATTTGCTACTATATTTAAAAGCTTTAGAGGAATAGGAAAAGTTAAAGCTGTTTCAGTTCCTAATATCGGAAGCAAAGCTTCTAAGTTTGGTAACTACAGTCAAAAAGCTTTAAAGCAAGCAGGTAAATTAGCAGCTGTAGCCGGTAGTGAAGCAATTGAAGAAGGTTACCAATATGTTGTTTCTCAAGAGGCTCAGAATTCTGGAGAAATGTTTGGTGAGGGTTTCAGTGAAAGATTAGATAAATACTTAGCTGAAGATGAAATGCAATCAGCTATGTTAATGGGAGCCGTTATGGGAGCCGGTTTTCAAGCTGCTGGCCCAGGCTTAAGTAAGATTACTAATATGGTCGGACGTCAAATGTCTGATATTGTTGCTGCAAAAAACTTATATAACTTTACTAAGCTTTCTAAAGAGCGAGCTATAAAAGGAGGCAGTCAAATAAAAAGTAGTTACATACAAGCCGGTGAAGGAAAAGATTTCGGAGACTTAAACGGTATTATTAAACGTGTCGAAGCTATTGAAGCTGTAGCAGGTGATAATGATGCTAATGAAGTTTCTAAGTCTGTCTTACCTATTATTAAAGGATTACAAAATGAAGCTGACTTTTTAAAAACACAAGGGTACACTAAACCTCAAATAGCTGATTATTTAGAACAAAGTTATCTTGAGCAAGTATCTGCATTTGAACAAGATTATCATGCAGATATGGCTTTACAAGCTGCTGATAAAGCAGTTCAGCAAAAGAAACTTAAAGTAGAAGATGGCCAAGATCAGCGTCAAGCTTTTATTAATAAGCACAGAATTTCTGCTATTAAGAAAGCATTATCTAAATTTCCTTCTCGAAAAAGAAATAAGGAAACTACTGCTATAGTTAACGAACTTCAAGCCTTAGAAAAAGAACTTATTACTTTAGAAGAAGCAAGTAAAGAACTTCCTGCTGTTCCAGGAAACGTTGACTTTCTAGGTAATCAAGCTTACGAAGCTGAGCTTGCTGGTATTTTCAATAAACTTACTCGAGCTGATGCACAAGAAAAAGGCAATCGAATCCTAAAAGGAGACGAAGATCTTATGAAGCAGCGTGAAAAAGTTCGAGAAGATAGTAAGAAAGCAGCAGTTAAAGCTCAAGCAGAAGCTATTCGTACGGCTAAGACTACCGCAGATATTGCTGACGCTAAAGCAGCTGAGAAAGACATTACTGGGGATACTACAAAAACTAGTAAAGCTATTCAAGACAGAGCTAATGAAGATCCTTTAACTTGGAATAACCTTGAAGTACCTCAAGGTACTGAAGAAATCGAAACTGCATATGCTGACCGATTAAAAGAATTTTATTCAGAGCCTACTCATGTTGCTAATTTTGAAAGCGATAAAGCTGCACTAGAAGAAAAGCTAGGCATAGCATTACCAGCTGAGATAGATGCGTTTAGTGCTGAAGTAGCTAACTTAATGGCTAACCAACCAGAAGCTCTGGTTAAGATTCGAGAGTACTACCGTACTAATGAGAATGGTAGTAAGGTGACTCCTAATGGCCCTAAAGAAAAATCTGGTGTAAGCTCAGATCTAAAAGATAAAGTAGAAGGAGCTCCAAACTCTACAACTAAAGAAAGTACTTTTTCATTTCCTGTAGTCGGTACACAATTTAAATGGAACAGTAGTAATCGTAAAACTGCTAATACTCCTCAAGTAGATCCAGACACAGGTAAGTATATTCCAGCAACTAATGCTCATCCGGATGATCCTACTTTAAATTATAATTTATTAGATGATCCTGAGTTTACTCCTCAAAGAAGAACCAACGAATTTGGCGAAGTTACTCCTGGATGGAAAGCAGTTATTCGAATTAATCCTTTACGTACGTGGAATAAAAATGCTTCTGATAACACTTTAGCGTTAGAAATTTGGACAATTAATCCCGCTACTCAGGAAGAAATATTTTTAGGTCATATTCAAAGAGCTGATCGAAATTCAAAAATTAAATCATTAAGAAACGCAGTTCTTCAAGAATATAAAAGTAGAGAATCTAATACTGATGTTTTTGAGTTTTCTTCTTCATTTGAAGTTGACGGTAAAAAGCCCGGAAACTTATATACTCTAGATGCTAATAATCCTAAGAATGTACATACTCCTAAAGAAATTTTAAAAGGTGCTCCATTATATTTATTAACAACTGTAGTTAATAATGGTACTGATGTAGCATGGAAAGGAATAGAAACAATTGCTGATGAAAAAGTAGTTAAAGATGTTGAAGGTTTAGATCCTTTTAAACATGCCGGTTTAAATCAAGAAGATGAACATTACATCGGTGGTAAAATATTTATGTTAGTTAAGTCTGCAAACGGAGATCACATTACTACTCAATTATTTACTAAATATTTAGAACAAGTTCCAGAGAAGCAACAAGAAATATATGATCTTGTAGATCGTATTTATGCTGAGGCTGATGTCCAAAAGAAAATGGATATGGTTGCAGAAATAAGTGCACTTCTTCACGTTGGTTATGATTCTTCGAATCGTCATATTATTCCTATGCCTGACGGAAGTATGCATTGGAAAACTGGCCGTGCCGGTGAAGCTACTAAAAGTAAACCTGTTACTGCAGATGAGTTAAAAGCTGAATTAGATAAAACAATCTTTTATATTGAAGCTGAAAGATTAAACAATGGTAATTATAACGACTCAGTAAATGACTACTTACAAACTGATTTAAACATTGATTATCCTGTACACTCTACTGGGTTTAGTATTCAACCTGCATCTAAAGAAGCAGTTACGAAACCTGATCCTAAAATAGATACTAAGCCTGCTGTACAAGATCAAGATGAAAATGGTCGAACTAATCCAGAGTTTGATAACGCTTTTATGGCTTTAGGTAAACGAGCTCTAAATGATAACTTAGATGAAACTTCAAATGAAACTGAAAGTTCAGACCCTGACTATCTAGATGACAGTGACTTAGATATTCCAGATGACATGAATGCTGATGGTACTATTAAGCCTTCTACATTTAATGTTAGTGATAATACTGTTGAAAACATTGAAGCTGAAAAAGTTTATGTTGCTAGTATCCTAGGGTCTAGTACAGCTGTTAAAGAATTCAGTGACGAAACAGGACTTCCTGTTTCAGAGCAGATGACCGAACTTATTAATAATGTTCGTAGTAAAGGAAAAAATATTGAAGGTCTCTTTACTAATGCAGCTATCTATTTACGAACAGCTGGAACAGTAGGGCGTGGATACCATGAAGCTTTTCATGCTGTGTTTACATTAGCTTTAAATAATGTACAACAACGAGAACTGATCAATGAAGTTAAAGCTTCCCTTGATAACTCAGAAATGACTGACTTAGAAGCTGAAGAGTACTTAGCTGAAGAGTTTAGAAAGGAAGCATTATTATTTCAAGATAGATCTTTAAGTCAAAAAATTAAAGATAGCTTACTTGATTTATGGACAATGGTTAAAGGATTCTTTAATGTAGAAAGTCCTATTTCCGTAAACAAGTTATTCCGAGATATGAACCAAGGACTTTATCAAGGTAAAGTTTCTTTTAATCGAGATGTAACTCAGTTTGCTAAAGCAATGTCTACAGCTGCTCCTTTATCTCCTGTTCAAGAAATAGCGTTTCAAGAAGTATTATTTGATCAATACAATAAGTTAGTTGAAAAACTTAGAACAAGTGACTTCTTAAACAAATCTATTAAAGGAAGTTTATCAGATGCTCAATTAATTGGAAGAGCAGCTGCTGCTAGTGGTTACGTAAATGAAGCTGGTAAAGCGATTCCAGTACCTTACTTACGTGATACACTTCTTCTAAGAACTTTACAACTTAGAAAAAAATTACGACAAGATGGTCATGAGAATGCTGAGAGGTTATACACTCAAGCAGTCATTGCTTATTTTGGTGGAAATGAAAATATTGATAGTAGTACTCCAGGTTACAGAAAAGTAATTAATCCTACTCCTAGACTAAATGCTACGCTCATTAATCTTAAACGATTCGGGTTAGAAGTTAACCTAGCTACAAAAGACTTTGTTGGGCAATCTAGAGATGAAGAAGGTGAAGTTGATTTATTCAGTGACAAAGTTTATGAAAAAGAGGCTTTCCTTAGAGACAGAGGGACTGAAGATAATAGAGCTAAACTTAGAGACTCACTTAGACGAAGACTAGCTTTCTTTACTAAAGAAGGACTTAACGGTGACCCTGCTGGGGCTAACATCTTCGGTATTACTTTGAAAGAGGATCCCGGACAGTTAATGTCTATTCTTGAAAGAAATATTTCAAACTCGAGTAACCAAGCTTCAATGATGAAGAAGTTACGTAAGTTAGGAGTTCAACATGCGTGGGCGAGAGAGCTTTATAAAGATGCTGTTAACGATAAGAACTATATTAAAGATTTATGGTTAGGTATCGGAGGTATGTGGCAAGTCGAGTACTTCGGAATAGCTAGAAGTGGCAATGCTTATGAGTCTAACCGAAGAGACATTCTCCATATTTTAAAAGAAGAATTAGTCGCAGCGTTCTTAAACCCAGCTAACCCTTTAGTTAACTCGAGTAACGATGCTATTAATAAAGATAAAGTAGCTAAGTTTACTGCAAACTATGTAGTCTTCAAAGGTATTTTTGACAGAATGTTACCCGAGCTTAAGAAAACTAAAGACTTAAACGGTGTAACTTTAGATGGTAAGACAGCTGCAGTTTACTTAGATGAGTTCAGTGCTCTACTACAAAGTAACTATATCAACTTAAGTAGTGATGTACTTCAATCTTTGTTCTTAAGTCAAACTCCTCAGAGTTTCTTTGATATTCTATTTAATGAAAACAAGAAAGGAATCTTTACTTTAGTAAACGAACTTTCGAAAGATAACAATCCTTTTGTTAATATTGATAGTAACAACTACACGAGAAGTATTTGGCAAAACATAGGTAAGTACTTTAGAACGGCATGGGGAGAACAAGTACAACAAGTCTTCATGAATATGAAGAATAAGCGAACATTTGGTATTACAGAACCAACCTACTTGTCTCAAAAAATTGCTCAAATAAAAGAAGGTAAACAAGCATTCATTGATGATTTCTTTACTGGAACATTAGAAGCTGCTCCTATTAAAGAAGATCTTTTATCAATGTTATCAGATTTCGGTATTAAAGTACTAGATGGAGCTAACATAGACGGTAACCGCAAAGGGTATAAAGACTTATCTAAGAAGGACTTATCTAAAGTATTACTAGACGCTTACAGAAATCGTAAACAAAACTTTGGTTTATTTCCAATTCCGATTCCTGCTGACTCTTCAATGCTTCCTTTTATTTCGTATCGTAAATTAACTGATCGAAGTCAACTTTTAGATAAGCTAGTTCAGGTAGCTATCATGGAAGAACGAAGAATGAACAACTTAGAAAAGAACAAAAGTTTATTATCTAATCTTCGTCATTACAGTGAGCAAGCTGATAAGTTTCAGTATCTTAAATTCTTAAACGGAAAAGTTTCAAGTGTTGCTGGTAATGAAGCTCGAGTTAAAGAACTTATTGAAAAAAACCTAGCTAGTGAAATAAAAGCACTTCAAGAGTATTATAAAACAAATTTTCCAACTGATAATTATACTGCTGCAGAAATTGAGTTATACTTTTTAAATAGTTTTTACTATAGTACTCAGACAATTGCAATGTTTTCTAAAGACCCTTCTTTTTATAAAAGTGTAGGGGATGCTTTTAAACGTTACAAGCAATTAGGATCCCCAGGAATGACAAGTGGAGCGAATACGCACAGTAAGTTAAAAGCAGTTATTTTAGCTGATGAAGAAGTAGCTAATGTGTATGCTAGCCCTACGCTAGAACCGCAAGAATATGAAGCTCAAAAAGAAAGAGAAGCACGTATTTTAGCCATGGCTTACCAGGATGAAGTAATTCAGAATCTTTGGAAAGACGATAATAATACATCCGATGGCTTTACATACATGTCTCCTGCAGCTTATAAAGAGTTCAGCGATGCATTAGGTAAGTGGACACCTGAACAAGAAGTAGCTTACAATAAATGGGAAGCTTCTCAGCCTTTATCTAATCAAGAGTTAGTTAACTTATTTCCACCTATTAAGCCTTACTACTTTAGTGAGTACAACTATGGGGGAGAGAAAGTACCAATGCAGATGAAGAACTCAGTACATGTTCTTCATGAAGGTATTGTTGCAATAAATCCTACTAACCCTAAGTTAGCAAAAGCTTGGGAAATTTTAAACTCTCAAGCTGAAGATGGTCAAACAATAGGAATGATCACGTTTGATAGTACAATTAAAGTGGGAGCTCCTAAAGTAAACTCAGACGCTTCGTTTAAAACATTAGGAGATATTGAAGAAGAAGGATTAGATCAAGCTATCATCGATATAAATTTAAGTGATTTAAGATGGCAACAAGATAACCCTCCTCACTGGTTTCAGTATGCTATTCGTTTTGGATCTCAGTTACGTAATATAATTGTTAGTGGAATTAATGCAGAAAACAGTTACAACATTGACGGTTTAGAGCTTAATGGAGAAGCATTAAAAAAACTATACTTTGATCTAAACGAATCATTATTACAAGAAGATCTAAATAGCTTACAAGCTAATATGGATATTGAAAACGGTGACATCGAAGTTATAATGGAAAAGATTAGAGCTATGGCTTATGATCGAGGTCTTCCAGCTAGCACGATTGAAGCTCTTAACGATACTATCGTAGACGCTAAAGGAAATGAGATCTTTAATCTAAATGGATCCGCAGTTAAAGAAGTCACCCAATCTTTAGTATCATCAGCATACAAGCGTAATGTATTTACTCAAAAGATGCCAGGTGGTCAGTTTGTAAATGTTTCCTCTTATGGTATGAGTGAAACTTTAAAGTATGAAGTAGGTGAGAATAACGTTGTCCATATGGAAGCATACTTACCAGCATGGACTAAAGCTCTTCTAAAAAATAGTGATAATATTGATAGTAAAGTTCTCGAGTTAATTGGGTACCGTATCCCAACTGAAAGTCGATACTCCGTATTTAATATTAAAGTAAAAGGATTCTTACCAGCTTCTGTTGGAGGATCTATTATTTTACCTAAAGAAATAACTAAGATTGCCGGTTTAGACTTTGATATTGATAAACTATTTTTATTTACTCCTAACCATACAGTAGAAGAAGGGAAAGTTGTCAAAACCGAGTTTGATTATTCTCAAAATGCTGAAGGGGAGTTTACAATTAAACAAGATAAAAAAGCTAAGCAGAATGCTTTAATTGATATTATGAGAGCAGTGATGACTAGCCCTCATCATACTGAAGATGTTTTAGGAACCGGTAACTTTGTTCGTTTAGAAAACGCTGCTCATGCTACATTACTACGAAAAGAGTTCCCGAACGATTCATTTGAAAAGCTTTTAGATAAAGCAAATAAGAAGAAAAGTATTGAAGCCGCAGAGAATATCAAATTTAATGCAGCTTACCCTCAGACACAAGCAGAATTTCACGAAAGAGGAATTACTGGTGAAGCAATGATTGGGGTTACTGCTAATCATAGTATGCATGCAATAAAGTCTCAGGATACTTCATTATCATTAAATGAGCCTATCACGATTAATGGAATAGCTTATAAGGCATTAAATTTAATTACGGGAGCATCTGGTTCTATTACTAAAAACTTAGCTGAATTTTCAGCAGCTATGGTAGATAATGGAAAAAATCCTATTGCCCCATTCTTAAACTTTAACACACACACTGCTGACATAGCATTACTTATGATTCGTTTAGGTATGTCTATCGAATATGTTACAGCTTTCTTAACTAACAGAACGGTTAGGAATCTTACCAATAAAGCAATTAATGAAAATCAACCATTAGCTGTTATAATTAATGATGCTTTAGAATCTGAAGGTGGTCGAACTTTAGATTACTCCGCTCAAGAATTATTTGCTGATACAAATGAAAATAATCAAACAGTAATTAAGACCTTAAAAGTATTACAGCAGACTGGGGCGGATCTCTCCCGTCTAATCTCCGCTACTAAAACAGACGCTACCCCAGCTGCTAGTAATACTGCTGCTATTGAAGTTCAAATACGAGCTGTAAAACAAGCACAAACTGAAGGATTTAAAACACTTATAGGTACCTCCGAGTTCTTTAGTAAGGATGGAGCTCGAATTCCTGGTATGTTTTATAGAATAGCTCATGAACCAGTGCATCAAATCTTTAGTAAGTTTTATCCAGAGCTTCGAGATACATTTATGGACTTAAAAAATAGCATTCAAGCTCAAATGCCTGAAGGTCGTAATTTAAAAGTTGAACAAATTGCAAAAGTCAATGATCATATAATGAGTTTCTGGATAGCTCAGCATCCTTTTGTAAGTGAAACTACTAACCGAAAAGAATTCTTAGAGAAAACATACTTAAAAGTACTAGATCTTCAAAAAGAAGGAGCCGGTGATTATACTCCTTTTATCCAAAAGATTAAAGCTCTTAGTAAAGCTGGTGAAGATGGTAGAGTTTTAAATCGATTAGTATTAGATTTAACCTCTTTTGATGAAACCAATGTGGACTTCTTTAGAGAACTATGGTATGCTATGTTACAAGACTCTAACTCAAAGTATAGTAGTGTAGCTGAAGACCTACTTAAGTATGTGATGCTAACGGCTCAGTATAATACCACACCGTTTACATTAAGATCTTTAGTACATCCTAAGATGTATCATTGGACAGGTAACGGAAAGTATCGTGCAATTGAAGCCATTAGAAATGAATTACTTCAGTTAAACGTTGAACTTACAGGGACAGACTTTGCTAACCAATTTGTTCGTAATACTTTTACTGAAGCTAATTCTACTGTTCCTACAATTACTGAAGCTCAATTATTACAAGTTGATAATAAGCCTTACTATAATCAATCAGAGTTAGCTATATCAACTAGAAGTAGTAGCTTTAAAACTAGTACGCTAGAGCCAGTTCCTTTCGTTAGACATTATGGAAAGAAAGGCTTCGAACTTTTTGAGTTTAACTACAGAAGTAAAGGTAAGTTTTTCTACAAGCGAGCAAATCCACTAGGAATTCGTAACTTTGCCTATGAATATTCTCTTAATGAGATAGAT